GAATAACTTTGACTTGTGCAGTGGGATTAGTTTGTTGCCAGTAAGTGATCATGTGTATCAGCAAGCTCCTTATGAAGACATCAGCGAGGATAAGTATCAGGAGTTAGTACAGCAGATGCCTGTGGGTATTGATTGGAATGACCTTGAACATTTTGAACAAGAGGATAACACTACAGGTTCTCAAGAGTTAGCGTGTGTAGGTGGAGCATGTGAAATAGTATAGAGTTGTAACTTGTTATAAAACTAAGGGGCCTTAAGTGGCCCCTTTTTTTATTCTTCGTCTTCTAGTGCAGAAACAACCCCCGCTGTCGTTAGTAACCCTACGCCCCCTGCTGTTCCTTGTAGTTTTCTTTTAGCTAAATTAGCTCTAGCTACGTCAGCCTCAGTAACTTGGGGTTTAGAAAGCCTCATGGCTCTTTTCGTATAAGCCTCGTTTGTTTCTTTTGGCAGTTGTTTTACACCTGTTACTTTTTCTGTTTCTTTCAGTGCTTTGTTAATCTTTCTTTTTGTCATGTTGGTTTTTATTTGTTTGTTGTTATACTTAGCACCTGTTTTAATTGAAGACTCAATCAGCGGAGAGACAGTAATTAAACCATGACCACCAACAGGGTCTTTACCAAAGATGTCATGTCCATCGCTTAACATTGTATACATCTTTTCTTTGTTGGGATCAACTACAACAAAAGCATTAACGCCGCCCAGTTCTTTTTGTCTTGAATTATAAGACTGCTGTGTAACTAAGTAACCTTCAGGTTTTTTAATGTCTGTCAAATTTCTAGCACCAACAGAGTTCCCTGCTTCGTCACTTACTCTTGCCATTTTTATAGCTTTAGTGTCTAATAGTTTATTAAAAGAGTCTAAAACTTTTTGTTCTCCTTTTTTAAGCTTAGCACCTTTAAGTGTTTTTGCTCTAGCCCTTAATAAATCATTTACAACTTGACTAGGCTGACCACTAACACCTAGTTTTTTCATTAACTGGTAGGTATTGTTGTTTAAAGTAGAAGCTATCTGCATAAACTCTACCATTCCTTCAGAGTCTAATTTAGCTTTGGGTTTTGTCCCTGTAGATTTTCGGAGGTTATTAACGACTTTTAAATAGGTGTCTGTAGATTTTCCGTGAAGTGACCTAACTACCTGCGCCCCTCCTCCTGAAAGACCAATAGATTCGACGTAACCTACATTTTTATCTACAGAAGGGTCTTTAATTTGATAGTCATATCTATAGTTTTGTTTTTTAATATGAGGGCCATCAGTCAAATGCTTGGTGGCTCTTTCAACTATAGACTCTGGAATCTTACCTGTAGTTCTAAATCCTTGGCCTATGCCCTTAGACAGAGTAGCTACGTCTGCTCTAGGAATTTTAGAATCTAAATAATTAAGACCTACAACGCTCTTCTCAAGTAAGGAATCCTCTGGCATATCAAGTTGCCTATTGATAGAGATAGCTGTCTTTTCTGCGTCTTGTCCAACATCACTTACCCAATCATCTAACTTTGTATCAGAAATACCTAAAACCCTGCGTTTTGCAACAGCCGCAGGATCAATGCTTTCCTTAACAGCAGGAGCTACAGACTTTCCGTATTCTTTTATAAAGTTTATTCCCCCTTTTACAGGGTTAGTATAAAACTCAGCAATATCTGTTGGGACGTTTTGTGCTACCCTATTTATCAGGTTCCCTGCGCTTGAGGAGAGACCTTTGCCTCCTCTTATAACCCCTCCTGCAATCGGAATAGCCCCCAAAGCAGATAACATGCCCATGCCTGTTCTGCCCTGCTCAAAATACTCTTTAGCTTCCTTAGCTGAGATAGCTTCACCAGACACAGGAGCAAAAGAAAGTTGAGTGTAAGCCAAGTTATTAACAAACTCCTGTCTTTCTTCAGGAGGTAAAGATAACATGTGTTGAGCTATGTATTGACCTGCGCCATTAGGTGTTGTCATTTTAACCCTTGTTCTATTGTCTAAAGTAGTTACGTATTTCCGCTTGCTCTTCTTCAGATAGAGCATCCATTGTGTCACTGACAATAAAGCTTGCAAACTTTTCCATAGCTTCAGGAGACTTAAACGTCATCTTTTCAAAAGCAAGTAACTTGTTTACAGCTTTAGGATTAGAGGCGGCTTTAGCTAGGAATATAGGCGCTGTTAAGATTGCACCTGAACCAAGCGCGGCCCCTATCGTCCCTCCAACAGAAGCACCTAATCCTGCTCCTGCAATAGCGGTATACTCTTTGTTTCTTAAGAACAAAGTACCTAAATTGCCTTCAGGTCTTTTACTGGCTTCAGCAAACAGATTAAATATTTGTTTTACTCTTCCATAGTCTTGACCTGCAATAATTTTTAATCTTTTGTCTGCGTCTGGTTTACTAAACTGTGACGCAAGTTTTCTATAGGTAGCAATGTCAAAATCAGGGGAAGACATATCAGGAATCAAGTTTTTAAGGAAAGACTGTTTAATAACTTGCTTTGCTTCCTTAGCTGTACCATAGGCAATTTCTGAAGGTAAGCCTTCTCTCTTACCTATTTGTTTATAGGCTTCATCTATACTGTTTAAAAAGACTTGAACTTTATCGCTATTGGTTTGTGTAGTTAACATTCGACCCAAAGCTTCAAAGTTTCCTTTCTCTGCATTTAATATTGTGTTTTTGTTTAATACAGGAAGTAAGCCACTCATTCCTTCTTTATAAGAATTCTTTAGTAACTCATATTCTTTTGCTATTTTAGGGTCAGCTTGTTTTAAAGTATTAATAAAAGACTGCTTTAAGATGTTCTGCAATTCCCCAAGTTCTCTGTCAGCTACAGCGTTGTAGTTGGAAGATTTTATGTCTCCAAACTGACGCATTTGTTGTGATAACATTTTATCAACCTTAAGTAAAGACTGAGCCGTCATGTTTCCGTACTCTAAAGTCCCTGATAGCTGACTGTTAATAAACTTTACGGTAGCGTCATCAAGTGTAGAAATAGCTTTAGACACTGTTTTACCGTCAATTAACTCTGATGTCATTTCAGAATTATTTTTTAAGAACAACTCTAGTTGCTTTTTAATACCTGTTGTGTTTACAGTTCTGTTTACTACTCTTTTACTAATAGTTTCTAAACCGTCACCATAAGAATCGCTAAGTGCCAAGCGACCTGCGGATATAATGTCAAACATTGCTTCCCCTAGATCGGAAGGAGACGCACCAGTTCTTAAGTCAACAGCGTTAGCTATGTCGTTCAACGCTGACTGTGCCGCTTGATTTACTTTAGCCGCATTACCTGTGGCTTCCTTACCTGATAAAAGACCTGCATCCCCTATCTTTTCAGCGAAGACAGCAAGACTAGAGGCTTGTCCTGTTTGATACCTCGTTAAACTTGCTCCGCCTTCTTGTAAAATCTTTTGAGTTGCTTTTAAAGACTCAGTTGATCCTGTCTCTAAACCTTCTTTCATTATTTCTTCCGCTACTTCCTTTGGTGTATAACCCAAGGCGGCTTTAGCTGACAGGTACGCAGGTTTTAAAACCTTACCTAAACCTAAAGTTGCTACGTCAAATCCTGCAGATATTAAAGATTCCTTAACAGCCTCTTGAAAATCTAGGTCTTTACCTTGTAACACATCAGATGTTAAAGACCCTGCTCCTGTACCTGCTGAACCGCCTAGTATGCCCCCTGCTATCATCCCTACGGGGCCAAAAGGGATACCTGCCGCGGCACCTGCAAGACTACCTCCAAGACCCATAGGTATTTCCATGTTTTCCTTAAGGAAATTACCTGCGTCCTGATACCAAGGCAAGTCCTCTTCTGTAGGAGTTGGTTTTGGGGCAAAGTCTTCAAGAGTAGCCAAGCCGTTAGCGATTGCTTTGTCCTGTATTACTTCTTTACTGGTTCCCACAGGTACGTCATAAATAGTCTCACCGTTAGGAAGCTCAACATCAAAAACTTCGCTCATTATAGGTCACCCCACGTTACTCTTGTTTTTTCAGCTTTAGGTTCTTTATCTTCCTTTAACAACTCTTGTACAAAAGCATTGTATTCGTCAAAGTCTTCTGAATCAGAATATAGTTTAGCTTGTGAAATTCTTTGATTCATATCTTTAATTAATCTTTTAATAATAGCACTGTTGGCCTTGTTTCCTCTTCCAACTGTTGCCGCTATTTCTAATAAGGAAGCTCTTTCACCCTCAGAAATAACACCACCAAAGATAGGCTTTAATGATTTATAAACTTCCATAGCTAACACGCGCTCAAAGTCTGCTCTATTGCCGCTAGTTAAACCAAAGAAATCTTCTATACCATAAGCCGCTATGTTGATAGGGCCGCCTGTTGGTAAAGTTTCAAGTATTTTTTGAGCTTCCTCAATGTTCTTTTTATTATCAAGTAAAGCAGGTATGCCGCCAACAGCCTGAGCTTTGTTTTTTACAAATGTTTTTGATTGCTCTTGGCCTTCTTTTGTTTTAATCATTCTTGCTTGTTTTTCTGCTGAAGTCTCTCCAGTAGAACTAACAGGAGTAACATTCCCTACAGGTGCAGTTGGCCCCGCAGGATCAACAGGGGAAAGAGACGTTGAAGTAGTTTTAGTTCTTGGGTCTTTTACTTGTGTTCCATAAAAATAATTTCCTTCTTCATCTACCCAAGTATCTGATCCTCCAAACTGAGCAGGAGTTCCTTTTGTAGCATCAGGTAAAAAGTCTTTTAAGTTTTTAGCTGTGACAACTCCTGATTGTACTAACATCGCTAACTGAGGTAATTCAGGATATTTTTCCTGTACATACGTAGATAAAGAAATCCTATCAGCCATTTCTTGATCTTCAAGCTCTTGTTTTTCTAAACTAAGCTCTTGTGCCTGTAAAATAGCATTTCTTTGTGCTATTGTCCTAGCGGCCCCTACTTGGTTTCCTGAAGCCATTTGTAACTTAGCAAGCTGACTTAAATCGTCAGGATTTTCAGGATTCATATTAGGAAGTAATTTTTCTAGTTGTTCCATAGGGTTGTCTGGAACTTCCATTCCTGTTAGTTTACCAAACAGCTTACCTACGGCCCTACCGCCACCTCCGGCTTCTTGAGCAAGTCTTTGATTTCTTGTAAGAGGTTGAATTGGTTGCGTAGGGGTTCCTGTTAATAAACCCACTAAATCTTGATCTGCCATTATATTGTCCTATTAATAATTTGTTATTAGGCTTTAGGCCCACCAGAACCGCCACTAGCTCCACCAGTAACTGCGCTTGTTATAGTACCAAGTAAATCATTCCAGAAACCACTTCTAGCGTCATCCTTAGCCGCTTGGGCTCCAAAGATACCGCCTACACGTTCCCCTGTCTTAGGGTTATAACCAGTTCCTCATGTTTGTGCAATGTAACCACCTTCCTTATCAAACAAAGTTTGTAACAGTGATTCAGCATTTAAAGTAGCACCGGATTCTCTACCGCTTTGAGCTTGCGCTGATAGCGGAGTAGCTGTTTGAATTAGCTTAGTTAGCTCCTGCTGTGGCTTATAACCTAGACCCAAAAGACCACTAGCTAAACCAAAGGCTTGCTGTCTGTCTGCTTGAGACTGTCCGTAAGCATTAAAGAAAGCTTGATTACGCGCTTGTCCTTGAGCTAAAGACTGTGCAAACTGCTCTGGAGTACCTCCGTAAAGATCAGTCATTACGCCTAGTCTACCTTGACCTAATAAACGCTCTTCTAAAGCCTGTCGCTGACGTTGTTCCTCAGGGCTTTGTATGGCCCTTAATTGCTCATATAAAGCCTTTTGTCTTTCAAGAGGGTCACCGCCTAACTCATCCATGAAACCGCCTGCCATACCAAACAAACGATCCTGTAGGGCCTGTTGGTCTTCAGACAGGTTCAGATTATATCCACCTTGTGCGTCAACATCTGCACCGCCTAAGCTAGATGTGACACTAAAGGGAACAAACTGTGACTGCTCGTACGCCTGTTCACCTATAGCAGTACCACGCTCTAGTGTTTCATCTCTAAAGTTTGTTTTTCTTTTTATATCTCTTTTTAAGCTCTGATAAGCTTGACCTGATTCTAACAAGTCCGATAAAAAACCCATTAGTAACTCCCCCCGCTAATTGTTCCTGCTAAAGTACCCGCAATATTAGCGGCTGATAATGTAGGGACAGTTACAGTCCCCGTGAATGTTGGCCCTGCTATGTCTGCTTTAGAGTTTACTGCTGTTACAAGATTAGAAAACTCTTGGTTTATTTCAGCACCTTTTACAATCTTATTTGCATTACCGGAAGGTAACGAATCCTTAGCCGCAAAGTCCGTGGTTTTTGTATAATTACTCATTAAATAAGTCTCCCTAATAATACGTTTATGTCAATTTTTTGTATGGAAAATTCCGATCCGCTAATGGTTGATTCTAAGCCGATAGTTACTACCGTTCCGTGTCCTGAACCATGTACGTTGGGAACTTGTATTTCAGTTCCTAATGAGTATTCAGAGGTAGAAACATTGTACTCACTTACACCATAAAAAGCTGTGTTTGCGTTAGTTCTTTCAGAGTTAAAAGTTTGTTTGTAGTAAGAATCTGAATAATCATAACCCCAATTAAGAACGGACTCAGCCGCCGCATCCCCAATAATTGTCATTTTAAACTTTTTAAGGAATTTAATATTAGATGAATTTCCAAAATCTAACGGGTTGCTAAAGTATGATAGTTGATAGGAAGATGTTGAGTAAGTGTAAGTAGAACTAACAAGAGTACATAGTTTATCAATAAACCCTGTGTACTCATAAACACCTCCCTGTCTTCCCATGTATATCTCACCGTTCTGTGTTCTTGTGTAACACAGAGCGATAGGGGTTGACCACGTTGTAACCCTGTGTGATCCGTCGGGTAACGCTTGCCGCATATCGAAGCAATATGTTATATTGTTATTAGGCAGAGTTAAAAGATAAAAAGCTTCCTCTGGGCTATAAAGAGACTTAATGGGGGCTAGCGTAGAGTCTAATATTCTTTCTTCATTAACATGGCGTACTAAGTCATTCCTGACGTTTCTGCTTATGTCACGCATAGGCATAGACTTTTCCTGTATGACTCTGCCGAAGCTACGTACACCTGAATCCGATAGGAATATAATGTCAGTACCTGTGTGCTGTACAGAGTCTCTAGCAATACAACCTACGCCTTCCACAGTGTCGTGTAAAGCCATTGATGCCGGAGAGGTTGCACCAGAGTACACAACAATAGATGTCTTACCAAAGACAATAAGGAATCCGTTGTGTGCCGCAAGGGATACAATTTCATCGTGACCAGTAGGCCATACAGTTGTTAAATCAATAGAGCCTGTAGTGCCACCATTCCAAACATTACCATTAAGGGTATCAGACCAATATATTGTATGTTTATCCCCTGTAATGTCAGCTACCCATGAACGACCATAAGCCGCCAATACTTCATTAGCTTGGAAAGGAGGATTGCCACTTCCTACGGTAATGACACTAACTGTATGACTGCTTCCTGATCCTGTTAAAGTTGGTGTCGAAGAAACAGCCGCAGTTGCTTTATAAGTAAACTTGAATCCGTCACCCGCATCGTTCTTTGTTACAGTAAATAACAAGCTACTGTAATTTGTACCTCCTTGTATTGCGGATACTTGTGCATCAATCGTACTATAGGTTGCACTCCCTACGCTTACCGTTGTAGTTCCATCACCAACAACTAAAGTGGTTGTTTCGGACGCTGTAGCTGTTACATTGTACACCGCTTTAACACCATTAGGAGCAATATATCCTGTAACTGCTGATAGTTTCACAAGCCCTTGAGAACCAGAGTCTGTATAAACTAAAGGTTCATGTCCTCTTTGATAAAAGTAAACATGGTTATTAAAGTTGACAACCTTCCAGTTGTTAGCGCTTATAGTATAACCTGAAGGAGTTATGTCAGTCAGTGTTCCTGTGCCACTAAATATTTTATTGTTACCTGCTGAGAAAACAACTTTGTCACCGCTTGTATCTAAGGACTCAAAGATTGTTTCTACTTTTACAGTATTTGTACCTACTGTTGAAGCCCCTGCGGTATTTGTAGCTGTAGACAACAGCACTGAGCCTTTCCTAGCCCCTACGCGCCCTAGCTTATCAATAACACAATTAGTTGCAATAGACGCATAACTAGGGTCAAGACCCACAGGGGAATCCTGAGTATTAATACCGCCAAACGCAGGTGCATTAATTGTTATGTTCTGTAATTGTTGAGCCACTATACAGGTCTCCAAACAGTTTCTTCTGGTTGACGAGCTACGTCAAAAGCAATCATATCACCTAATGTTTGATCAGCAATAGCAAAGAGTTCCGCAGAGGATGTACCACCTGTTTCCCCTCGCTCTCTTGAAGCTAAGGCTACAGCGTAGTGTATTACAGGATTAGAAGGAACATACAAAGTAGCCGTATCGTCAACCATTGTTGCTTTTTTATCCACAGCGTTGACACGTATAACGTATTCTTTATCTGGGATAGGGTAAAGATCAAGTATTGCTTCCCCTGAATCATTAAAGCCATTCCAAGAGTAATACGCAGGAGAGCCGCTAGCAGGTGTATTATTTAAAAAAGCATTGTTCATCCAGTGTGATGTTACAGGCTTTAAAAAACAATTAGATGTGTCATTGATAACATCAAGAGTTTTAAGACTTATATCGGAACCAGTAAGCTGATACCTAAAAACAGTATCTGTTGTGTTAATATTAAAGGTAGTCCGTAAAGAAGCCCAATCCCAAGAGTCCTCTACAATTCTTTTTGCATCGTTTACAAACTCTCCTATTAACTTGGAATAGCTGTTGTCCGACACAGACGTAATTGTATCGTCTTCCCTTAGCCTTCTTAGTACGCTCTGTACAAGTTGTAAATAAGTCATTAGAGTATGTATCCTTGCTGTATTGATTTCATTAATTGTTCCTTTGTACGCCCTTAGTTTTTTCAACTGTACGCATAGCGCCTAAACCAAGCATACCTAAAAGAACAGGCATCATCTGACTTAAATCAAGGATTGGAACAACAACCTCAGATTCAACCAGAGCAAGCGTAAAGTTGGCCAGTGGAATAACCAAGAAGTTACTCGCCATGCCAAGGACAGCCACCCAACCAACAGCAGGGCGCCAACCGCTAACAAATAAAGACGAATGTGCCGCTTCAGTTTTATTAACCTCAAGTTGAGCTTTAGCCAACTCCTGTGCATGTTTTTCCGCCATAGTACTAATTTCAAAGGCGATGGCATTCTTCTTATCTTTATCCTCAATAAATTTATCAAGTAAACCAGTAACAGGGCCAACTAGTGAAGTAAGGATAGACATTATCCTGTCCTTTTCCACATGTATACAACAATAGAAGGCTGTATTACAGATACTGTAGTTGTAGAAGAAGTAACCGCTGATGGAGAAGTAGCGTGAGCCATGTCATCTCTGTCCGAACTATCAGTAGTTCCGTCACCTACAATTAAAGCTCCGCTAGTAGTTGGGTTTATTAAAGCACCACCTGAGCTTCCTGTTAGACCGTAACCAGTAGTAGGAATTACAGTGTCTACTGAAACGTCAACAGTTTTAGCACCTCTTTCTTCTTCCGCTGTATCAAAGTCAGTGTCAGTAGAATCTAAACTTACAAGCGCTCTACCTGCTCCAAAGACAGCCCAAGTACCACCAAATAAAGTAGCAGGGGACGTAGCAACAACGGAAATATAAACGGCACCTACAGGATAAGCTTGCAATGCTCCTGCAATCTCAACTATAGCATTAGAGCTATTCTTTGAGTACAACTTTTTATCCGCTGTGTTGACTGCTAGTTCAGCACCGCTTGAAGTTTGTGTAAGGTTTCCTGCGACAGGGACTGCGCTAGCTGAAGAACTTACTTTAGTTAATAGAGTAGTCATAATTATTTCTTACCTAATAGTTGTTGAACGGTATCGCTTTCATATATACGTAAACCCAACCAAACAATAGTAAATAAAGAAGCAATAGGTGGAAGCCACGCGCCTATAGTTAATATTGCTGTTGAAGCCGCCGCTATATCTACTACTTCCTTAGTTTCCTCAATCATTGTTTTTTCCTTGTGCTTGTTCACTTCAATGGGTTAGAAAGGTAGTCCATTGCAGACCACAGGTCTTCTACCTCTCTCTTAATTGTAGTTATCTTTGCTTCAAATCCACTGACCTTTTCTGTGACTAACTCAGCCTTTGTTACTGTGGCTTTCATAGATTCAATTTCTTTCTCAAGGTCATCTACATTTTCATCAATAAGTAACAACTTGTCTTGCTGATCAATTATCGTTTGTAGATTAGCTCCAAGGGTTGCTAGTTTTCCTTGCAACTGCGATACATCATTGTCTGCTAGCTCTTGCTTAATTAACTCAATCTCACTCAGGAGTTCTTGTTTGTTCGTTACAACTTGTTCTTGAAGAGGCGTAATGTTTGGTATCTCATTTAACTCTACAGACTCAAGCCGTGAGTACAAACTGCTTGCTGTCCATACACCACCACCCAAGGTTGTTGCAAGACTAAACAAAATTGCAATGTACACACCTTTAAAGGATGTGCCGCCAATTTTTAACTCAGTCTCTTCTAGGCTCATGTGTTGTCACTTTCTTCATCTTCACAATCAATTTGATACATGAAGCAATTAAACCCTAAAGCCGTTGGGCCAGTGTTGTAGAACAAACTCTCGTAACCAGTGTTAAGAATTTCAGTTTCCGTTGCATAAATGTCTAGGCCGTAATTACCCTGCCC